TGATCCATTCGTACGTTCTGCTTTCGTCATCGTCTACATTAGCTATTCTGAAAGCTTTTTCTGTTGTCCAAAATTGAAGTGATAATCCTAGACAATACTCTAATACATCTGACATCATGCGGCTTATATCTGTTTGTTTATCCGTTACGCCAGTATTTCCTTGTTGCATCATTATATTAGATTGTGTTGCTGTCATTGCACCTTGCGTATCGTTCCCCGTCATTAATGCACTAAATCTTGTTACTTCCTCTACTTTTCTAAAGACTTGCTCTAGTAAATTGAAAACTACTGCATTAATTCCAACGCCACGTTCTGTCTTGATTGTTTGAGTTGGATTATTAACAATTATAGGTTTCTTAGGATCTGCTTCTGCAAACTCGTTTGGATTGAGTCTTGCTTTAGGATCTACATATGTTCTACCTTGACTAGAAAACTTAATTGCAAGTATTATTTCGTCATACAGTCTATTAACCAATCTTTGTAGTGGTAATAATAATTTCCCATCGCCGAACCCATGAAGTTTATTAAGCATTGGATATAACTCTATCGCAAATACAGGGTACTTATTGTTTACGTGTGTATAGTAAGGTTTCGCTGCATCTGATTCCTCTAATAACAATCCCGTTGTTGTCATTTTAATCAACTGAAGATTTTCTTGCTCATTATTTTTAGTCCATATCTCTAAATAAGTGAATGAATGAATGTCATCGTGTGCTATGTCGCCATCCATGCTTATTTGCTGTCCTAACGTTATAGCTTCCGCCATCTCATCGCCAAACTTACGTCTAGCCCATATGATTGATTTAGATCCAACTTCTCTGATAACGAAGTCAGCATCATTTATATCGTCGAAATCTTTTATTTTACCATCGATCAAAATATCTGTCATGACTGGCGTTATGATTGTAGGCATACCTTCCGTCAGTCTGTCTTTATCCCATCCAACTACTACAAAAGTGTTCCCGTATAATAAATATCTTCTACCGATCTTCTTGATCTTTCTACGGATTTTGTTCTCTCTAAATATTGCGTCTGCTGCTGGTTCAAGTGTGTTAGCTAATCCCTCATCACTTACACCTTTACCTTGTATAGATGCTTTGATATTTCTCTCTGTCATCGTTGCAAGTTGTCCTTCTATATTAGAGGTCATCACATTAACGAAAGGTATCTCTCGCCCCGTTTCGTCCTCTGTACGGTCGGATGAAAAAGCATCTTGTATCTGAATCCATTCTTCTTCTAAAGATTCTTTCTCTGCTTTTAACTCTGAATATTCTTTTGAATAGAAGTCTGCCCGTTTTATTTCCTCTTTGTCCATTAGTTTTTCCCGTACATTATCAAAATCTGTTTTCTGATTATAACCATCTTCGAATATTGTGTTGTTTACTAAGTTTGCTAAGTTTGCCATTGTTTAACTTTCCTCCTTTTCTTCTGGTATACTTCTATTAGTATAAAACAATGCTCCATCTTCTGCGTAAGGCGTACCTTTTAATATTCCACCTATTTCTTGATCTGTTACTTGTACAAGATCTTTAGGCTTTCTAACTTCGTTTAATATTACAAGTTGCAGTATTAATACAACAATTACTAAAGCGATTAAAAACGTTATTACCATTTTATCCTCCTTATCTAATATATAAATCTTCCCCGTTCATGTACTGATCGATTTCCCAATCATTATATCCCATATCCTCTAATTCTACTCTTACATAATCACCTTGTAAAAAGTCTGGTTGTGGTGGTGTGCTTGATATTTGTTGATCTGTTACGTGACAAGCTATTGCATACGCCATTATTGCATCGTCATGTTTGCCTTCTTCTGCTGTTGGTTTCCCGTTATCATCTATAATAAAAGACATCATTTGTTGTATCGTTGCTTTGTCTTTAATAGCACTCACGTTTTCTCGTACAAGTGTACGCAATACACCAAGTATATCGTTTCTATTAGCTGATGTTGTACGGAAACCATTGTATTGACTATACTTCTCCATCGTTGCATCTGGTGTGTTTGTTCGCATATATAAATTTCTATATTCTCTTTCTATTAATATTTTCGTTGGATGCGTTGAGTGGTTGACCTCTGGTGCAATCATCGCCCAATTATACATTCTACCCAAGCAATACATCTGATCTGCAAATAGATCTTCGTCGTTCGCTACTTCCAGAGTCGCCTTTTGATCGTATGTATAATCGATTACTTGTGCATAGTTTGCATCTACCCCAGTACTTGCAGTGTCTGCTCCCATCGAGTAACCTGTGCGATCTCGGGGATGCTCGTATATCTTAATGTATCCCCTTTGATCTTCTACCCATCTGATAGATTTATTGTTGATTAATTTCTTTTCTAGTTCGGAATCGTATCTATAACTATATTCGAAATATCCCCTGCTTATTGGTGGTGTTATTTCTGTTAATCTTCTGTCTAATTTTTCTATATGGAAATAAGGTCTACCACTTGCAAGGAACGCTTCCCTATCTGTACAAGGGTACTCTTGTTTTATATTCTCCCGTTTGTTCTTCCATTTGTTATAGTACCAGTTTATTTGTTCTGCATCCAATCCTTGCGTTTCCCATAACCATTTGCAGCGACTAAGTACCCATTCTTTAGTATCTGCTGCTTTATCCGTTATACCTTTTACATGGTGGATAGCATCGAATAACTCCTGTCTTGTTCCGTCAGTTGTGAATCTTAATCTATATTCTGGTGTTTCCCACCATTCGTAGAATAAATTTATATAGTTGTTATCCATATCCCATAGTTCTTTGAAGTCGTTGTATCCGTTCGCTGTTGACTCTAAGAATCCAACTGCATTTGGTGTAAGTGCTTCCTCTAATCCTGTAAGTAATTCGGTTAAGTTATCGACAAAAGCTGCTTCTGATATGTGCAAAAAGTTGATAGTCTTAGAACGTCCTGCATCCCTATTACCTGCTGTCGCTACTCTAATATTGCTATTAGCACCTTTACCATCTGGCTTCTGAAATACAAGCTCTCGTCTGCTAGAATACTTCTCTGTTGGCTTTATCTTTGCAGGTATAAGATCGTATGGATGTTTTACCTTATCTTCGAAGATTGTTTCGGTATTCTCTGCATTGTCTGCTAACACATAACCCGCATAGTTCTTATTAGAAATAGTACTTGCTAAGTTGTACGCTTCTATTACCGTTGTAAACCCTTGTTGCCTTCCTTTTAATATTAAAAACATCTTCTTATTTGTCTTTCCTTCTTTATACAGTCGCTTCTGTTTGTTGATGCGTTTTATAAAAGCAAGTTGTACATCGTTTAGTATAAACGGTACAGTTTTACGCTTCTTATCTACTACTACAAAGAACAACTCTACCATTAATTCGGGATTATCTGCCATTTCTTTGTGTAATTCTCTATAATTATTATCTACAATATAGTTTGCGACTGCTATTTTATAGTTTGCATCCTTTTGTATGTCATGATGAATTTTCCACAAATGTTTTCTACGATCGATAAGCTCTTGTATAGTCCTCATTTATTCGTCAGACTCCTCAAAAAACTCGTCTATGCTTGACACTTCTATATTAAACTTAGATGCCCATTTGTCGGGCGATCTGTTAATTAAATAAAATTTGATTGCAGATATATTTGGATGGGATCGGTGTTCTTTTATATAATTTACAATTTCGCCATCGGATAATACTTTGACGTCTTTAAGCATCTCTTTGTACCCCACAGCGGATTTAAATAAAGCACCTTCCACAAGTTCCAACTGTCCTACTTTGCCCCTCTCGACTGCTTCAGCAAGTTCTGGATGCTCTTTCTGGTATTTTACAAACGCTTGAATTGATACATTTAATTGATCGCAAATCTTACCTTTTGTCATTCCTTTGGATAGATTATTTTCTATCTCTATAAGGAAAGGTTGGACATGAGTATCGTATTTTCCTTTTCGTCCAACTTTTCCATCGGATGCAATCATTTTTGATAAATACCTTTTAGCATCTTCTAACTTATTATCTTCTACACGTTCTAATAGTTTTAAAATTTCCTTTGAATGTTTTTCTTTCATCTGTTTTGCCTCCTTCTCTTCCTACATTGTACCACCATTTTAGAGAACCAACAAAAAAATAACTAAAATATCTCTTGACGTGATATATTATGTCGTGGTACAATCTACGTAGAGATAGGAAAGGCAGGAAAGGAAAGGTAGACAGCAACGTTTCAACAAGTTACACAGTAAAATCAAACTTTTAATAAATACCGAACCTTGAAAACTTCATCTACGTAGCATT